TTGCTCAATATCGGTTACATCAAAGGCGTAGTATTTTTGTTGGTCGATTAATAACGATACAGTACCGGAGTTAAGGTTTTCGTAGCTAATAGTTCCGGTATAGTTGTTCACTGCCGGGTCTGCTAGACCGTTAAAGTGGACTATATCTCCTGCCTTTTTCACCTTGTTAAAGTAGTTCCTGCAAATCTTTCTTGCTACTAAGTTATCCTCTAAGGTTCTATAAACAGCGGCATCCCAAATTTCTGGAATGAAATCTTTAGCGTTTACGTTATCAGCCATCTTTAATCATCCTTTCTTGGAAATAAAATAAGCCGCTACCATTTGGCACGACTTTCTATAATTTGTTTAAAGTTTTTGATCACCCAGTTGCGGTCATGTTTATTAGCGTTAAAAGTTTCTAAGCTAATAAAATCGCCCTTAATTTCGCCTTGTCCTGTAACACTGCCAGGAGATGTTTCAGCGTTTTTCTGGTTAGTTTCCAGCGCTTTAAACTTGTTCTCATATTCCGCTATTTTAGCTTTTAACTGCTTATTCTCATAAGCTCTATACGCATCTGCTAACCGTTTCCCTTGGTTTACCATCTGCCATACTTCGCTAGGTATTTCGCTTGGTTTGACATCGGGATAAACTTCTAAAAACTCCTGATACTCTGCTTCTCTTTGTTGCCTTTCTTCAATAGTTTTCCTTTCGCTTTCCCACTGTTGGCGAAACTTCCGGCTTTCGATGATTTCCCTTACTAAATCTTCAGGGATGTTTTGCTGTGCTAAACGTTCGGCTTCTTGTTGTTCCTTCTGTGTTTGGACAGCTTTCAGATAGTCAGCATAGGTAAATATTCCATGACTCTCACCGAACAGTTCGGCAATCAGTTCATCCCTGGCTTTTTCCCTCGCCTTAGCTTCTGCTTCCCTGCGGATAGCAGCAAACTTGGCGTTTTCCTCTGGTGTCTGAACTGGCTTTTGAGGTTCAGCGACTTCCTCAGTTTTTACGCTTTGTTCTTCTGCCTGCTCAGGCACTTGTGTTTCTTCTGTTTGTTGAGGCTCAACGTTCACCTCTGGCTCTGCGTTTACAGAGCTTAAAATCTCTTCTGACATATCTAATCTCCTTTCCATATGAGGTTTTTACGCTTCCTCAAGCGAATTAAAAAACACCTTACTCAGGTGTTTGATTCATCATTTGTAATATCACTTGTTCCTGCTGCTCAGGTGGCAGGTTTATAATCTGCTCCTGTACGTCAAGCGGTTGTTGTTCTAGCCATTTAGCCATTTGTTCATACTGTCCCTGCATTTGTTGTGCGTTTATTCGGTCTTTGATTTCATCTATCAACTCCTGTTTCTTCGATATAATCCCGCTTGGTACTCTTTCAAGGTACTGTACTAAGTCAATCATGCCACCTCGTAGTAGATTATCCAGTGTCTGCATAGCGGTGATTTCACTCCAGTAGGTGGATGGGCCGACATCTACCTTCACCCTTAAGAGTATGTTTCTGAACTGTTCCATGTTGACGTTGGCGGTTTTGATTACACCGCTTTCTCTATAGCTAATAAGCCTATTACCATATTTTTTAAGGATAAACTCTCCCCAAATAAGGGCTAAATCCTCTACAAACTGGTAAAGGTTTGCCTGTACGTTTTCAAGTGGCACTGCTGCTGCTTTTTGTACTGCTATGATAGCTGAAGTGTTCTCAGGCTTCACTTGGCCAAGCGCAGCATCACTTGCGCCGATAAAGTCTTTTGTATATTTGATCGCCATGTCTATGACGTTGAGAACACCTGAATTGAAATTACCTGCCTGTAGCTGATACACGATGTCACTCACAGGGCCTTGCGCAGCTAGTGCTTCACCTATTTTGTTAGTCCATTTTTCTAGTCTGGTCTGGTCATATATAACCTTCCCGAAGGCACTCATCCGCATCCAGTAGGCTACCATGGCAAATAGTTGGTTCACACCGATTTGGTTATCGATGATACCTTCGATTGGCGGATTACCATGCATGGAGTTCTTGACTTTTTCCCAATTTCCCCATGCCACAGGATACCTACTGATACCTAAAGAAACCTTTTTCCTGATAGGGCAGTATTTAGTTGACTTGCTCCAATAGACTATCCCATTTTCTTTCCAAAACTTGATGATATATAGGCATTTTCCTTCATCGCCATGTTCATCTAGTTCAATTTTTCCGCTAGAACCTGCTTGGTAAAGTGTATCGGAATCGCCATGTATGTTGTCGTACTGTTCTTTTGGTATCCCGTTGGCTTTGGCTTCTTCTTTGAGCTTGCTCACCATTTCCCTGCCAACAATCAAGATGTATGGCTGTGCTTCCACATCTGGGTTGTTCGGGTTGCCAAAGTGAACATTCACTCCGTCCACTAGTTCAGTAACAAAATCGCCTTTTTCGTCCTGCCCTGTTTCTTTGGTAGCATCCCAGTACACATAGGCACAGAAGTCACCTGAGTTGGCTCCGTCCAAGAGAAGTTGGCGTAGCTTGAAATCCATCTTGTCTTTTTCCCACTTTAGATCGGCGAAGCCAGTCATTAGGTCGGTAAATTGCTTGATAAGTTCTTGTTCTGGCGTTTTTGGTTCATCTGGAATGTTTTCGGCAGTATATTGCATCTTGACTTTTTTAGACAAAATAGATGCTATGAAGTAGTTGATTGCGCTTCGGCAAATATTGAAGGTGAATTTCGGTAGCCCGTTTACGTTTACGCCTAGCCACTGTTTTCCGTTGTAAAAATTCCAGTTTCTATCTACTCTGGCGTAGTAGTCTAGCTTAATCTTGTAGTCTATGCCACGTTGATACTCACGCCATTCTTGCGTGTATTCTTGCCTTTCCATGTCTCACCTCCTAACGCTTCACCGCTTGCAAGGCTTTCTCAGCTGTGTACTGCATTACTTCGTCTATTTCGTTCGTTAGCTTTTCTTCCTCTTTATGCCTCTTTAAGGCAGCTATAACATTTACAGGGTTTTGTATTTGCTCGGTAGGCTTATCTTTGGCTAGGTTGTAACCGTTTCTCAGACCTCTCTCATAGGTGATTGTGAACAATAAAAAAGCGACTAAAAAAGCCGCTAATGTTTCAACCATAGTAACCTCCCATATAAATATAGCTTTCGTCCGGCTCTCCTTCTTCTTTAGGTGTCCGGAGTTTGAAGTCGTCACGTTTTTTGATACTTTCTTTCGTAGGTGACTGCCTCATGCTGCAGAAGTACCTCAGCGCATCAGGTCCATGTGTCAGCTCGTGAGGTTCGTTGGCAACGTCGTTAGGGTTTTTCTCGTCCCTCTGCAGTTGCGGCAGGGAACGGATGAGATTGGCACAGTTGGAAAATATTTTCAGCTTCGCTGTAGTAATCTCCTTGCCGGTCTGCTCGTCTTGCTGCTGCATAGGCTTCAGCCATTCCTTGACTGCGTACCACCCGTTTACTCTGTCATTTTTCGATTTGATAAACGGCACTCCGCTGGCTGCAAATATCTCGGCTGCACTCTTGCCAGTATCTTGCCGCCTGTTCCACAGGTCAGGCGGTGCATAAGTGCAAACTATTTTGTCAGTACCGTTGATTTGCTTAATCTTTTCAGCAGCAGCGGTAATAATCAAGTCGCTTTGGTAGAGTTCTTTATAGATGTATATATTGCTTTGCGTATCAATAGCTATCCAGTAACAGGCAAGCATATCAAGTCCATAATCAAGTGTCCGGTACCGTTGCCAATGGGCAGGTATCTCAAAAGGCTCGATAACGTGTATATCCCTGCTGAATTCGGTGAAGTACTGCCCTGCGAACACATCCCAATCGCCTTCGAGGTGCGCTTTTCGCAAATCCTCCGGCAAGTTTTCCAATGTCTGCACATATTCGGGATTAGTCCGCATAAGCACTTCGTTGTCATATACTCTAGCGGGGATAAAAACATAATCCTCCGGTCTTTCGCTGCCTCGGTAATCTCTATCTATGAATAGCCTTTTGAACCACGCATGGCCAACGTTGCCTGGGTTGGCAGTGTAATACATTCTAGGCTTGAAGTCGCTGCGAATAGAACGGTTACAGGTAGTCAAGAAGTCTTTTTGCGTTTCGGTAAAGTGTGTCGCTTCTTCCAGACCGATTACGTCATATTCCTGTCCCTGATATTGATATATGTCGCCCTCGCTGTCGCAATAGCCTAGCTTTAAGCGGCTGCCATTTGGAAACGTAAAAGCCTTTTCCTCTGAGTTGAATTTGGCTACTCCGTATAACATTTGCATTAATGGTAAGATATGATTCTCTCGTAGCTCCGGCAGGGTTCGGCGCAGTAAGAGCAAACGTAAATTAGGATAATTCATAGCGAGTAAAACAAACTTCACTCTCATTGCCCATGATTTCCCCCCGCCTCGTGCCCCTCCGTAGGCAATATGGCGAGCATCAGCCAGGAAAAACTCTTTTTGTCGAGGGTTAGGGTAGCCAGGTATAACTACTTCGCCCATTCGGATAGCTCGCCTTCTAACTTAATTGTGATTTGGTTTCCGTCAGGCCCGCTTAGTTCCATGCCCTGTAGCGGTTTGCCCCAGGCTCGATCCATCACCATCTCAGCGGCTTTAAGTTTATCCCGATCTTTACTTTTAGGGTTATTTAGTATTTCTATTACTTTTTTGAGTGCGGGAATACTGTTTTCTTGTGCTAGCTCTTTAAACTCTTTGGGAGTTTTTGGCCTACCTCCTCCCGTATTGCCTTTTGTAAATCTCCCTTTTTTATCTCGTCCGTTATTGCTCCGTTTTTCGGTTGGCATTGGCCTCACCTCCTACGCTATATAACTTGCGTTATTTTTTGCTAAACAAATAACCTAATGTCTCACATAACCACAAACAAATAAAATCTGTTTCCTAGGCGTGAGCTCGTCCTCAAAGGGACTGCCTACTGCTCCGATTATGTTGTTGTTAAGCATGTCCCCTACTACGACTATATAGCGGTTTTCTTTTTCTAAAATCATTTTTATAAATTGGCGGAACTTTGCCAGGTTGCACAATTGGCTACCTAAGTGCAGATCATTGAGGGGATATAACTCTATACTGTCAAAGTCCTCACTGAGTGCTATGTCTAGTATTCGTTGCAATTTACCCCTCCTTAAAAATATTTAAAAATAATTTAAAATATATTTTAAAAAA